GAATGATTTAATTGTTCAAGGTGCAAATGATTTTGTTGGTCAAGTTTCATCACAAACTATATCAGCATATAATTCTGTGACAGGCGCATACGCTGAAATGTTTGTTGGTACAAGTGGTCAATTAACATTATCAGACGGATCAAGTGCAGGAATTCTATCGATTAACAATATCACAAATGCCAATGTTCAATTAGAGTTCCCAAACAAAGTAACAGGCAATTACACCATTGCTACAACGGCAGACTTACCTACCACAATTGTAGAAGATGTTACAGCATCAGCACCAATCGCATCAAGTGGTGGTACAACACCTGACATATCAATCACTCAAGCAGATGGTACTACAGATGGCTATTTAAGTCAAACAGATTGGAATACATTTGATGGTAAATTTAATGTACCTACTGGACTAAGTACAGACTACTTAGATGGGTTAGGTATTCCTCAACCATTTCCTAATATACCTAATGCTCAAGTTAATAGTGATTGGAATGCAGTTAGTGGTGTAGAAGAAATTTTAAATAAACCAACTATACCAGCAGCACAAATACAATCAGATTGGAATCAAACAAATAATGCTGCACTTGACTTTATTAAGAATAAACCAACTATTCCAACTGGTAGTGTTACATCTGTAGATTTAACAATGCCTACTGCATTCTCTGTTGCTGGTAATCCAATTACAACAAGTGGTACATTAGCGGTAAGTGCTAATGGTTTATCAACTCAGTATATTCGTGGAGATGGTCAACTTGCAAACTTTCCAACAAGTCAAGGGGGCGGTTCATCTGTAAGTTACTATTTAAATGGTTCAGTTGCTCAAGGTACATTGGGAGGTGTAGCATTCAAGCAGATGAGTGGAACTGCAATTATTGGTGGAGGAACAGATTTTAGCATTAATGCAAATGGATACATTCAGTCATTCATCACTGATGCGAGTGTACCAAATCAGTTGGCTATTCCGGCAGGAAATTGGAATTTCGAGATGTACTTTTCTGCATCAAGTGGCGGTGGTAGTCCATCATTCTATGTAGAATTATATAAGTTAAGTGGTGGCACATTGACATTACTTGCATCGAATTCAACTAATCCTGAAGGCATCACTAATGGTACTACGATTGACCTTTATACTACTGCGGTAGCAGTTCCAAGTACAATATTACTTTCCGCTGATAGACTTGCTATAAGAGTCTATGTATTACATAGTAGCAAAACAATTACACTACATACTGAAGATAATCACCTTTGCCAAGTAATCACAACATTCTCAACTGGCATCAATGCACTTAATGGTTTAACTGCACAAGTGCAAAATTTGGCAGTAGGTACAAGTGGAACTGATTTTGCAATAAGTTCTTTAACAAGTACACATACATTCAACCTACCAACTGCATCAGCATCGAATAGAGGAGCATTAAGTAGTGCTGATTGGACTACATTTAACGGCAAACAGAATGCAATAACTCCAGCATCATTAACTAAGGTTGATGATACCAATGTGACTCTGACATTAGGTGGTTCACCTACAACGTCATTACTTGCAGCAACATCGTTAACACTTGGATGGACTGGTACATTGGCAGATGGACGTATTGCAAGTGCTACTACTTGGAATGCCAAACAAGCGGCATTGGTAAGTGGCACAAACATTAAGACCATTAACTCAGCATCTATTCTTGGTAGTGGTAATATTGCTACACCATTTGAGTTAGTTGTAGCTGCATCGGATGAGACTACTGCATTAACTACTGGAACGGCAAAGATTACTTTCCGAATGCCGAGAGCAATCACATTAACATCAGTTAGGGCATCACTCACAACTGCTCAAGCAAGTGGTAGTATATTGACAATTGACATTAATGAAAGTGGTACAAGTATCTTGAGTACAAAACTAACCATTGACAATACAGAAACAACAAGCACAACGGCTGCCACTCCTCCAGTCATTAGTGATGTTAATCTTGCTGATGATTCAGAGATTACTATTGATATAGACCAAATAGGTAATGGAACTGCGAAAGGATTGAAAGTAATGTTAATAGGTAATTATGTATGAGTTTCTTAGTTAATCCATATTGGTTTGCACCAAGTTGTGGTGATGCAGATGCAGTTGCATTCTTAACTGCTACTGGTATTACAGATGCCACTATTTCATCTGCCATCTGTACATTGGTAACTACAATGAAAGCAGATGGAACTTGGACTAAAATGAGTGCGATATATCCGATGGTTGGTGGAACTGCTACCACTCATAAGTTCAATCTTAAAAATCCACTTGATACTAATGCAGCATTTAGATTGTTATTCTCAGGTGGATGGACTCACTCAAGTGGTGGTGCATTGCCAAATGGAACTAACACATATGCTAATACATTCTTTAATCCAAGCGCAAACTCTTCACAGAATTCACATCACATAAGTTATTATTCAAGAACTAATTCTAACTTAACAGAGATTGAAGTTGGTGGTGCTAACACATTGCAAGGTTCAGTTTTAGAAATTCGAACATCTAATATTACATATTTTAGGATCAATTCTACATCTGTATATGTTAGTGCTGCTGATACTGACTCAAGAGCATTTTACATAGCTAATAGAACTGCATCTAATGTAATTAATGGGTGGCGAAATTCGACCAAGATTGCAACTGGTACAACTGCATCAGGTACACTATCCACTCAGAATTATTTTATAGGTTCTAATAATAGTAATGGTTCACCTAATTTCTACTCAAGAAAAGAATGCGCTTTTGCAACTATTGGTAGTGGATTAACTGATGGTGAAGCAGCATTACTATATTCTTCAATACAAGCATTTCAAACAACATTAGCAAGACAAGTATAATGGAAGTTTACCTACTCACATTGGAACAAGCACAGAGTCTTATTGGAGTTCAATTCATACCTGATAACTATTTCAATCCAATCAATGATTTTGATGGTAATCATATTATCAGCATTGAAGAAGTTGAACAATGCTCAATTGATTGGGTTAAACAATTACCTTTGATAACATATAAACCTATATAAAATGGCTGGAATTAAAGTAACAGATTTAGATTCATTAAACTCACCTGAAAACAATGATATAATATATATTGTTGATGTAAGTGATACAACTGAATCAGCACAAGGTACATCGAAGCAAACTAAAATACAATTTTTGTTAGATTTATCAACCAATGTTCAAGCAGTAAGTGGTGAATTGGTAGATAATACTAACCCACAAAATCCAGTTGTTAGTAGACCATATCTAACTTGGGTAGGTAAGCTAACTCAGACTGGAACGGCAGACCCTACTGCCGTAGTATTTGAAAATACACTTGGTGTTACTCTAACATACAATAGAGGTAGTTCAGGAAGATTTGAATTAATATCACCAAGCAGTTTATTTGACCAATCAAATACATTGGTATTAGTAACTGCTGGAACATCTACATACAATGATTGTTTTGTGGTAATTAGTGCAATAAGTGCTACTACAATCACCTTTGATAACTATGGTAATGGTGGTGGTCTTCAAGATGTTTTTAGCAATATGAACTTTGAAATTCGAGTGTATTAATAATGAATATTAGTAAGACTGGTATACAATTACTGAAAGACTTTGAAGGTCTGCGATTGAATGCCTACAAATGTAGTGCTGGTGTTCCAACTATTGGCTATGGATCGTGCTTTTATCCTGACAAATCTAACGTAAAGATGGGTGATGTGTTAAGAGATAAGGAAGAAGCAGAGGTATTACTTATTAATACTCTTAAAGATTACGATATCTATGTCAGTAAGTACACTAAGTCAGTTAAATTGACTCAACATCAATTTGATGCATTGGTATGTTTTGCTTTTAATGTAGGTTTAGGTAATTTATCAAAGTCTACACTACTTAAAAAGGTACTTGCTAACCCCAATGACGAAACTATACCATCAGAGTTCGCTAAATGGAACAGAGGTGGTGGTGTGGTGTTGCAAGGTTTAGTTAAAAGAAGAAGAAAAGAAGCAGAACTATATTTCAAGAAGGTCGTATAGTCAATATGGCTATAGACCCCAAGAAATTTAAAGCAATAGCCGATCTACTTATGGTATATTGGCACTTGACTATTGGTTCATTGGTATCTGTCATAGGTTTTTGGCTATTCTTCACCAAGAAAATAGATAAAGAGTCATTTGCCTATATAATCGGTGCAGTTGTTACCTTAAAGTGGGTGTGGAAACCTACTGAGAAAGGAGGTAACAATGATTGATGGTATAAAAGACACCATCTATACACATAGTATTGATGATGTATGTGTAATTGGTGCATCTTGTAAGATTCACAACCACGTTATTAAGAAAATTATAGGTACATCTGAACCATTTACATTCATAAATCACTATATGGGTGATACATCAATGTATATCTATACGAATCAATGGGGTGAGACATTATATATTGATGAAAAATTAACTAAATTTGAACCGAAAGAAGAGGTAAAAATTGAAACTACACCAGTAATACCATTCAGAGCATCGGATACTATCCAACCTTGTGATGCTAAGTGGTTAATTAAGGGCAAAAAGTTTGAACTTACACCTTATTCTGTACAAAAATGTAAAAATAAGATGGTTCAAGAATACTTATATAGTGATTTATGTAACTCAATTGTGATGATGTTGATGTTACTTGCTACATCTATTTGGCTATATCGTTCTACATTCTATTGGCTGGAGATGATTCGTAAGATTAACAAGATAGTTAAGAGTTAGATATGTCTACTCAATACATCTTAGCCAATTCAATTGACTTGTTGTATGTAGTTGCTGACTATGAAGGTAACATAGTGAGATGTAATGACCTATTCAAAGAGTATTCAAGTCACATCAAACCTAAGAAAGTAAGTGATATAATCTCAGATGATACTGAGTTAGATGATTATGTTGCATCTGTTAAGAGAGCAATTGAAATATCACCTAATCCAGTTAGGATATATGCAAGGACTAAGCAGAAAAATAGTGGTTTAAGATGGGTGTTGTGGAACTGCTACGCAATACTTGGTAGTCTTCACTTTGTCGGATTCCAAATAACTGATATTACATCTATCACATCTCACGAACACGAGAAACAAAAGCAGTTACTTGAAGAGTTCAGGTTTATGTTATCCCACGAACTAAGACAACCATTGACATCAGTTGCTGGTGTGGTTAAGTTATTGCTTGACAAAGATGGTAAGATGAGTGATTCTGAACAAACTGAACTACTCAAGATGGTTGACGATTCAATGAAAAGATTAGATGAATCAATTCACTCATTAGTTAAGAAAGCT